CGTAAAACCACCTATGTTAACATAGGACAAAACGGGAACATTCTCTACTAGGATTAGGTCCAGGTGATCAAGATCTGGCGGCCGATTTCTCCGCATCATACGTTCCCAAAAGGGAATCACTGGTCTGGGGATCACTCCTCCAACTCTACAAATCTAGGCCCAATACCCCTAACTAGCCGAAGAATGCTTCGAATCACACTAACTCGAGCTCCATACCCAAATCGGGCAAATCCTTAATGAACTCAATAGGATCCATATTCACGCTCCTTCGGAAATTATTATATTTCCGGAATTTCCTTCTAACTCTATGGAGACGATTCTCCGCTAGAGTTAGTAGATGATTCCGCAACGAAGGGTTACAGAATCGGCGATGAATATCTCTTGAACTTCGGAAGTATCTCCATCTCGTCTTTTCTAGACGGAGTGAGGGATAATTCTTACTAATCTCTTCAAGTAGACTCGGTGGAAGTTTAACTCCACCAGATCCCTTGAAAAGACATTTGTTCAAAGAGGCTGAATCAGGCGTTCCAACCGTGAGTCCAGGAAAAAGGGTTTGCAAGAACTTGAAATGGGCAAGAAAAATACTTTCTCCCCCTTGTTTCCACAAGAATCCAGAACATTCCTTTGCCGAATCATAGATCTCGGATGCACACATGGCCCGGCCTATATTCTGTTCCTCCCACTGGTCCCAATCAGAAACCATGGTTTGAACAGTATAGTCGCGGTTATTCAGTTGCCTGAGATCCCTAGAACAGTCCTGTTTCCCTCTAAAGGTAACAAGACCAAAATTGAGAAATGGAATCCTTATCAGATTCACACATTTCCAATTAGCATCATGATTCGGATCACTTGTAACTACATAATAAAGTTCACTATTGATTTGGAGGATTCGATCGGAAAGTAGATTCTTTCCGAGGGAAGCCTCAAAACCAAATTGTTTGATTACCTGAAGCCATATCTTATAAAATTTATCTTTACATTTAAATAAGATATCATCTCCGTTAATCAACACAGGTGGAACATCCCAAAGATCAAGAGTTTGTTTACAACTCAACTCCTGGGAAATATGGTATGACAAGTAATTAGCTATACAAAGTATAGGAAAGGAAAGCACATTTCCCATCAATTGACCATTCGTTTGATGGTAAATGTGCGGATTCTCTTTTGAGAAACTCGATTCAAAACCCATCACCTTCTTAGCGTAATTGCGCTTGGCATTCGCTTTGCATTCAGCATGATAAAGAAGGTCATTCGGAAAAGCTGATTCAGAGTAGACAACATCATTATCCACCATGGATTCCATGGCGAGTAAGAATGAAGAATGGTCACTGAAAAAGATTCTACCGAAAAGATGTTTTATAATCTTCTCCGAAATACATCGCTTAAGATTATCAGTGGCAGCAGAGTAATCACCGGAGCAGAACTTATCTCCGGGCTGCCAATCCAACACTAGGTCCCAAAGATCAGATCGATCTAGAGATTTCCCAGTGAGGGAGAAACATCCTGATGGGTGATTACTAAGATATCTCCATAGCTTCTTTTGGAAATACCTTAGTTTTGTGAAAGTTCCGATTTCTGGTTTAGTGATTATCCTCACTTTCAGAGGTTCAATGATGCAGGCGGGACTAACCCGGAGAGGCCTTCTTTCACCAGAAAGGTCTCTGTATCTCCAATGTAGAACATCTTCCTCGATGCCCGAATTAAGAGCAGACCAAATATCTCCCAAGGAAGAGATCGGACCAACACCAGTAATTGGCGTGGGATCCAAATCCTCCTTGAGAATGTTCTGTTCCCAGGTAGGGGCATTTGTAGTATTGATGATGGGACGGACATACCCAAGATTAGTCTCAGAGGAAGGAAACTTCTTCTGAGCTTCTCTATGAGCATATCCAAGCTCCCCACCATCAGAGAAACTAGATTCGATTGTAGCCCTATCCCCTACCTGAAATAAATCAAGTAGGTTATCGGGATTACAATCTAATCTAAGTTCCTCTGACATCTGGACTAAAAGATCATCCAGACGGTGTTCTAGCCAAGCAGGAATAGTCTCTACTTTCGTAAGGGCTAATTCGTGCTTCTTGAGAGATTTTGCAACCATTGAGGGGAATCCACCGTATAATCCCTTCTTCCAGCCCTGGAAAATTGTGTAAATGAGAGATTGATTCCTAATCCGACGAATCGAATTAGGATTCCCTTCTCCCATCCTCGCAATAATCCTCTTTAAGGGTCGTGGCAGAAAATCGGGTACGTAGATTCCCTCGGGACTTTCAAGTCCATAGAATCGAGTAAATATGAAATTCGTCTGTAGTTTGATCGAAGAATGAACTTGATCAAACAGAACTAACAGATAATATTTCATATATTCATGGGCTTCAACTTTTTCGGTCATTTCACAACCGAAGAGTTGGCATAGCTCTTTCATTCGTCTAACGAAATCGAGAGTTATATCCCTAACATCTTGTAACAAGATTGAAATAGGGAGCCCAAGTTCAACAGAAACAAAGAAGTGTGTCGTCGAGTCGTAACGCAGATAGGAATCAACAAACTGTTTGGAGAACCCCTTTGTGAGGTACCAACCAGATAATTTTGTTAACACAGATTCCAAATCCGCGGGATTCATAGAGCCTTCCACCCTCTTTTGGTGCTTTACCATAAGCAACTCGAAGAGGCTCTCCATAGGAGATGAGCAGGAAAGACAATGGGAGTTTTAAC